GTGTCATGTTTTGCCATGGCATTTCTTCAACCGTTTCTAAAATGCCGTTTAGCTTTTCAACTACTTCTGTTTTGTGAATACCAAAATCAATAGCGGTCATTGCTTCTTCAATCCTTTGCGCACGTTCTCGTGTTAAGTTTGCAGGATTTTTTAAAATGTAAAAGTTATTACCAGCGCGGTCTGTAAATACTCTTGTCAATTCTATACGCTGCTTTGTAGTTTCGGGAATGTAGGTTTTAAGCCACTTCTGGTAATTACTTTCGTTTTGTTCTGCTCTGTTTCGTTTTCTAAAAATCATGTGTATTTAATTTGGTTGTAAAGTTAGGAGAAAAAAAGATAAAATATTTTATAAAATTTTTATAAAATTATTTTCAGTTCTATAAGTAATGTGTAATTTTGTATCAAACAAAATCAAATTTTTTAATTTTTAAAACATCACATCATGAAAACACTACTTTTTATTTTACTATTTAGCGCCGCAGCATACGCGCAAACCGACACTATGTACTGCATTCAGATACTTAGCACAAGACACCCTGAATTTATACGCGCTGAACATTTAGCAATGTGTACATTAGAACAGGCGCAAGTAGAACAAACTGATGGCCTATACCGGATTATGTTTGTTTACAACACACTTGAAGAAGCTGAAATAATGCTAACCACGTGGAAGCGCGCGCATAAAGATGCGTTTATTTGCCGCCGTACATCACAACAAGTTTTAAACTTTTATCAATTTTACACTTATGATTAAGCATATAGATATTAAAGGCAATAACCACCGAAACAAAAAAGGTATTTTACAGCAGTTCTTAACCGAAGCGCAAAAATATAAGCCGCTAACATTCGAACAGGAACGAACAGCAACACGGGAACAGCTGATCAATCACAATATGTTATTTGCGGCCTCAATAGCCTTTAGATATGATAACGCGCAAATCGATATAATGGATTTAGTAAGTGAAGCTATGTTAGGTTTAATTAAAGCTGCCGATACATTTAACCCGGCGTTTGAAAACAAGTTTATAAGTTACGCATTATTTCAGATTCAGCGCTACATCAAAGACTTTATTGATACTAAAAAAAACTGCGTAAGGCTGCCGCATCGAATATCTCAGGTTCGATACCAAATCGGTAAGTATGAAGAAACAGATAGTTACCTGTTATCAGAAAAACTAAACATACCTGAAAATATTATAAAATCAGCGCAAAGTATTACAGGCTTCGTTAGCTTAGATGATACTAATTTTGATGGCGATATTATTTATCAAGTTGCATCAGATGATCAAACAGATAAACACGTTTTACAGTTAGAACTTAAAGAACTTTACTACGAAGTTACCGAATGTTTAACAGGCCGTGAATTAGAAGTTTTAAGGTATAGATACTTTGATACCTTTCCGCAAGATTTAAGCCAAGTAGCGGAAAAACTAAAAGTTTGCCGTGAACGTGTCAGGCAAATAGAAAAACAAGCGTATAAAAAAATAAGAAATAAGTATGCAAACGGAATCTAAATCGATACGCGAACTAATTTTAAGCGGTCATAGTGATAATATTGAACTTGGTTTAATCCTTAATGATTCGTTTAAATGTTTTCCGTTAACCCGTAAGTTTTACAGAAAACATAAGCGCTTTAAATTCTGGCAGCCATCTCGGCATTATTCAGTTTTAGAATCAGAATCGCGTTATTATTCGTGGGTTTCATTATTAAATAACGAACTAAAAACGCACAGGGCATACTTTTGGTTAGACTTTAAAGAACCTAAGTACAAAACGCCTTGGGAGCATTGGCAGCTGCATATTACTAATCATTTCAATTGGCCTTATAAAGGTATAATGTTTACAGGCGGCGGCCATCCTTATACTACTATGTTTATACGAGGTCACAATTTGTGATTTCAAGTTACACCACCTCGTTGGCATCAACAAAACGCTAATACATCTTACCGTTAGCTAAAAACTTATCTGCCCAAACGTTAACCTGTTCTACGTAAAAATCGCCATTGTCATTTATATTGACGATGGCGAAACCATTTGCCCACAATTGGCGCTGAAACCTTGGCATATAGCTAAACCCTTTAGATTTAATATCATATAACCCGCCAATGTTAAACGCGGCCCTATTACCTGAGTGATAGCATTGAACCCGGTGCGTATGGCCAAACATAACTGAGTGCTGCGTTTTGTCTAAGTGCGCTTTTGCCGCGTGAATAGATGTGTAAACGCCGTGAACTATATCTAAGTGTTTGCCAAGCGTGAAATAGTCAGACTGCCAATCTGTTTTAACTTCCCATCCACGTTCGTACAGGTATAAGGCATCAGTAGGATTTATTAACGCACCGCCATATTTTGCGTTATCCTTTTCTTTGATGTGCCTGAAGTATCGGTCTTCATGGTTGCCAAATAAAAAATATTTCTTAGCACCTTTAAACGCGCTGTTAATATCGTCAATGCCTTGCAATCCGTCTATATATTCATCCTGCAATGTTAGGCCCGATAAGTTAGATAATGATTCGGCATTATAGCTGCCAAGTGTATAAAGATCTAAATAATCACCCGCTAAAACAATGCCGTGTAAATTAGTGCCGAGTTCAGATATAAGCCTTAATAGCTTTTGCCAAAGTATCTGATTATGAAACGGCCTGTGTACATCTGAAACAACTAACCAGCGCTGAAGGCTTTTGTTTTGTCGGCGCTTTTCATTTATTATGTTTTTCCAATATTCTACTTCTTCATTAGAATGTACTTTAATTTTGGGGCGGTAAATCATAGGATTATAGTTTTATATCTTGACAAAACGTGTTAAGTAAGTATCTAAGATTATCAAGTAAGTCGGCCTGCCTTTCTTCACCTTTGCCTTTAATGATTCGGCGACTGTTATCTGATTTGATGCGCAAACAATCCATACGTAAACCCGGGCATTTATCTTCATAAATCTGAAAGTCTGGGCACATGCTAATAATAGTGTTTGTTTGAACGTAACTTTCAGCATGCAGCGGGTTAGCTTTAGGCACTACAAAGAACCGCGCTGGTAATTGCAGTTCTTCCTGTATAATTTCGTAGTAGGTTTTAGATACGCGCTGTCTACCATCGGAACGATCACCTGATGCATCACCTGTAATCAGTAGCGGTATAGTACAGGGATAAATAGCAGTATCGGACCAACGCCCAATCTTTTTATTTGTTTCGGCAAATACCCATTCGCGAAACGCTTGGCATGTATCATATATTGAAGCTTCACCGCGTTCTTCACTACCTATCTTAAATTCTTTAACGATGTGAACACCGTAACGATAACGTGAACGTGAAGATACATCAGGCGCCAATGTAGTTTTGCGCATAACAGCGGCGGTCATTGGTATTTTGTTAAAGTCAAACGAAACGTAAATCTGTTCCGTTTCCCAGTTTATTTTTTTTGAAGGCTGAAATACTTTTTGTTGAATGCTTTTGTCCTTTAGCACGTAAACCCATGCCTCACCACTATAATCAACAAATACAGATTTGTATTCCTGTTCAAACGTTAGGCGGTCCAAATCGCGGCTGGCATCGGCAACTTCATCGGGATCAATCGCCGGGTTATCTGTTGTTTCCATGCGAAACGTTATCCAGCTGTCGCTGCCGTTTTCGCTTTGTGGCAAATCTATATCATTATAACAATTCTTTTCGACATTGCCAGCCTTAGCACCGTTGCGGCATAGTTCGTACCAGTAGTTATCTTTGCCCGCTGCTGTACCAATAAAAAACGCCTCACCTTTGTAGTCAGTTAAGGTAGGGCGTGCAACTGTTTTCCAGTGATATTCTAATATGTGGCTCGGTATCTTTTGTGTTTCTTCATAGATAACGCGGTGATACTTACGCCCGCGCCCTTTATCCTTTCGCCCTTCATCGCCAATGGACCAGACTTCTAAAACGCCGCCGTTTAGAAACTGCATTATTTTAGATGTTTCATCTTTGTGTTTAATGATTCCGCCCTCTGATATAGTCTTGTAAGTATCTACTATCTTATTCCAGCTTTGCGCAAAATCTTTAAAGTCATCGACAAAAATACCTACAAACTTACCTTCAAATACTGCTGGTGATATAAGCGGCAATGCAACCGATGTTATTAACTCAGTTTTACCGAACCTACGCGCACAAACTATACAGTTAAACCTGCGCTTATTATCTAATATTCGTTTTTGCCCGGTGTGCGGCTTAAACAGTTGTATGTTTATGTTACGCGGCACTACTTAGCTTCAGGTGGATACTGAATGTTTATGTTAATGTTTTTGTCATCTTGCGTTTCGCCCTTCGGTTCTATTATGCCATAATTAAACCCTAACAATAATTTAGTAATTGCAGGATTTGATTTGCCATCTAAACCCCTTACTACTTTGTTTGTTAGTATTTTGTGTTTCGCCCGCGCTATAAATACCGAAAATTCAGGCCTTTCGGCGTAATTCAAAAGCGTATCAGCGTCACAATCTAAAAAATCAGCTAAACCATAGATAGTATATGGTATTGGGTCTGGCAAATCAATTACTTCATAATAGTCACGTGTTTTTACAACTTCTTTTTTTGTACGTGAATCGCAATAATCAAAATAGGCTTCAATTTTACTTTGCAGTTCTTCGGGCGTTTTAAATAACAATTTTCTACCTGCAATTCCTTTCATATTTTCGTTTTAAGCAACTTTTAATAAGTTTTGATATCTATACACCGCTTTAATATAAGAATGCCTTAAAACAGCTTTTAAATAAGTTTTAAGACTATATCTATATTATTATTAGTATTATTATTTATATTATTATTATTATTTATTATTATTGTTAACACTTGTTACATTAAGTGTAACACATAACTAATTGATATATAGTACATGTTACGTGTTTACACCTGTTACGCTATATTCTACACACATATGTATTTTTTAGTTTAAATACGCATGTGTGTGTATGCGTCGTATGTGAGAAAAACCCCGTAACGGGTGTTAACAGCGTAACAACGTTAAGAATCAAACGTTTAGGCGTTACATGCTGCGTAACATCTGTTAACATTTCAAATAAAAAAACCGCTGCACTTGTTGAACAGCGGTTAGCGGCAAACCGCAGTTAAGGCAAAAGTAAGTATTAGTTTTCAGATTTTAAAACTTTTCGATGTGAAAATTCAATATTTGATTTTTGATAGTTCAACGGATTGCCATCTAAAAACGTCATAGTGTACTTTAAATCATGGTTTTTAAGAGGAAAAAGCAAATGATGTAATAACATGCCAGTATTGCTTATAATCCTATTTTTTTTAACATACCAACGGTAGTTTTTGGATTTTTGATAATCAGAATCATCGATCATAATGTAGTCAATACAAAGATTGCGTTTGAAGATTTGAAGTAGTTTCATGGGTTGCGTATTTTTCTAAAAATTTTTGTTTTGATATTTTTACACAACTAATATATTTACTATAAGTTTCATAAAAACCAGATGTACCTTCAAAAAAATATTTTTTTCTAACAAATAACAT